CGAGTGTGGCTGGTATGTGCAGCCTCGCCTGGACACTTGCACAGCCCGTGATTCTCGGACTGCCAATCCACTTGGCCTACGATCTCTTCAGCTTGCCGTTGTGCTGTTGTCATAGAAATTCAAACTGGCTCTGATTCAAGGGGTAGACACACTGAGGAAACGCCCGATGCAAGATCTCCTTGCATACCACAACGCCAGTTAGTTATTTGCTTTCTAGTTCTATTGCCTTTTTGGATGCCTCAACAATATCCTGCGCTGTAATATTGCGCAGGGCATTGCACCAGTATTGCGTCTTGGGAGTCTTGTTGGTCGCATCCTTACACTTAGCCTGTGGCAACCCAGCGTGCGGACGGCAAGGTGCGTGTGGGCAAGTATCGGGTTTGAACACCGATACGTTCTTACTATAATAAGTCATTCTGTCTTCTGGGGAATACGAACCCCACAGCGACACGCACGGCGTATCCAACCCAGCAGCCATGTGATTGACTGAACTATCGGGCGCAACAACGAAGTCAGCCCCGCTAATAATCGGGAACAGCGAGCGCACAGCCTTGGTGCAGTTGAATAAGTCAATCACTCGCGGATGATCCACCTTAAAGTTGTTTGAGTTATCCAGCCCAATAATCACAGCGTGATGTTTGGGATAAGCCTCAAGCAACGCCAGCACTGCCTCCTGCCCCATCGTTGGCGGGTAGGTGCGGGTAGGACCGCTGGACGAAACGTGATAAGCAAAGAACGGACTAGGCAACGGCCACTTTCCCATCGCCTTTAGCTCTTCATGGTCTGGCTCGATGAGATGTAGGACTGGCTTACAATACTTCGCCATCGTCTTCTCATCCCAAACCCCCATCCACTCGTAGATCCGCTGGTAGCAGTTGCCAGGACCAGTGCCTAGCTTGGTGTTGCCTACCTGTCCGCTGAACAAATCGTCAGTAGGTAGGTGTGCATCAAAAGAATCCCAAGCCTCCAGCGAGGAGGGCAACGGCCACAGCCTTGCACCCAGCCCAGCGTAGAGAGGTAGGTTGCGAGCAGGCGCGTAAACTTCCACAACCCCACCCGACTCCTGCACCAAGTAGTTGACGAAGGCAGTCGCGATGATCGCGTCACCAATTGCGCCAGCGCGGTAGACGGCTGTTGCCCCACCAGTAGCGCGCCCCTTGTAGTAAGGCTTGATCTTGTGTGGGCAAGGGATTGACTCGTCCCAGGTTGGTCCAGTCAGCTCATCGGGCAGCACATAGGTAGTGCGGGGGTAAAGCATATTGTCATCGACTTTGTGAATTGCGTTAGTGTTATTTGTCCATAGTTTCATTTGTTATCCTCCATTATTTTGTTGATACATCTGATAATTTCCGCCGCGACTTGCGGGACGATGGCGTTACCAAGGGCGTGGCATCTGTCCACCCTATTGGATACCCCATCAAGTATTCTACAAATTGAGGATTCAGATTCTTCTGACCATTCTCCAATGCTGCTACAGCATCCTTCAGCTTTACTCCCCATCTCACGCCCTTCTTGTTCTTTCTGTACCAACCCTTCCCATCGTTCTCCGCCTTGACAACTCCGCCTTCCAACTCGCAGGCTCTTGGACTCGGCCACATCCATTGCACAGATCCAGACTCTATCTCTTCTGTGCGGAGCATTGACGGCACAAGCTGGAATAACAAACGATTGGACCTCGTAATCTTTGCCTTCCAGGTCAGACAACGCCTGGTCGAGTGCCATGTTTTTGATGCCAGCAACATTTTCGCCAAGCACCCAAGTGGGCCTGGCTTCGCATATAACTCTAAACATTTCAGGCCAGAGATAGCGGTCATCTGCTTGTCCTCGTTTTCTTCCGACATCGCTAAACGGTTGGCATGGAAACCCACCTGTGAGAAGAGTGACTCCTGCGTATAGCTCGCCTCGTACTTCTCGGATGTCTTTGTGGCACGGGACTTCTGGCCAATGCTTTTTGAGGACTGCTTGTGCGTAGGGTTCGTTGTCACAGAAGCCAACGGTTCTATATCCATTCCACTTTGCTGCCAAGGCAAATCCTCCGATCCCGCTAAATAAGTCGAGGTGGGTTTTTTCATTCATACGCTCTGCATCTGGTAAGCGTGGTCAACCAATTCCCTAACGCATTTGGAATACTCTTCCTCGGCACTGCTGTAACAAAATATCTCGGTTCTAAACCCACCAGCCTCGACCCAAAGCTTCCATCTCAAGTTCTGCTCATCCCACTCCTTCTTCACCTGCATTGCCAGCTCATCCTTGCTTTTCATTCCTCACCCACCACTTCTTTGCACACCAGGCTCGCAGCATCGACCATAGTTATGATCTGGATCATATCTATCGCGTGTCCATGAGTCGCGCGATCCCTCTCAACTACAAGCTTATTGCGTGCAATGAGAAGGATCTCTCGCGCCCACTTGAGGCGATCTTTAGCCTCGACTTGCATTACGAACCAGATCGCATCCGAAACTTGCGTGGCTTACTCTTGCCTGCTGCGGATAGGGCAATGGCAATCATCTGCTCGCGTGAGCGAGGCTTACCGCCTGCTCCACGCTCGCTACCTTTCCTGCGATTATCCCTAGCCAGCTCACTCATATTCTTCGATACGTCTTTACCTAATGGCATATTCTGTTTTCCTTTCTGTTTATGGTTGTTCCGACTTGTGAAGATCGTAGTAAAAAGAATCTGTATCCTCTGTCACCCACTTGTCACTCTGATTCTCTACGGATGGCAGGTCGGTATCAACCCGAAACTGCTTGAGGTTATCTGGCAGCTTCTTCGTAACCCAGTTGCTATCCCGCCAGAAGATGCGGTTGTTGGGCATACAGAGTAAGTAGCCATCGTCACCAGCGAAGACATGACCGCACTTGTAGTCGGACGGCTCATCGCTGTAGGGATTGTTAAACCAATCCACCGTAAACAAGTATGTACCCCACACTTTGCTCGCATCCCGTAGTAGGATCTGAGCGCGATGATATGCTAGGAAGCTGTACTCGGTTACGGTTACATTCTCGGAGAAGCAATCCCAAAGCTGTTTGTAGTTGAAAGGGATGTCGGACTCTGGCTCGTGAGTATATATCTCAGATAGCGGTACTCGACTCCGCAGCATTCCAGAGTCAGTCATAACGTGGAAGGTTAGGATTGCACCAGCGCAAGACTGCAAGGCGAACACATAGACGTTGTAAAACTCCTTGTCCGACTCGGTCTTGGTGAAGAAAGATTTTCTCACCATAGCTTTGAAGCTAGGGATGTTCTCGTTGAGCGTTGCCATTATCGCCAAGCAGGTCCAGTAAACCAAGCCACCAACACCCAGCGCGTTCCCCATATAGGCGCACGCGCGCGATGCTCGATGTAGGATGGAAACCAGCAACCTGCTCCTTGCTCGCGGATGAACTGAGTGTTCACCATATCAGCCTTGGCCTGCAACCCGCCTCCGATATACTCCTCTGGCGCGGACAGGTTGACCACCGCAGTAAGCTTGCGTACTGGTGCTTCGGATGTGTAGGTGTCGTAGTGCCAGGAGAACTTCTGTAGTGGGCGGTATCGCAGGATCTGCAACTGTTGGATGCCTTGGATGTCGAAACGCCATTGCTCGGCATTGATGCCCTCCGTAATCTCTCGCATCACATTGTAGATCCATTCGTAATGTTTGGCGAAAGGTATCCAGCACGAAGAGCAGGTTCGCGTACGTGATACCGTACGTGTTACTCCATCCTTGGATAGTACTGGCGCACGCTTCATCCCGATAACTTCCGCATCCTGGCGCAGCATCTCGCACTGCGTCCTAGTTAGGACATAGCGATCCACTGAAGCAGTTAATACCTTCTGCTTAAACTCGTTCATTTGAGTTCCTCGCATAGCTCCAGCAACGCCTTGTTCAAAGCGTACTCAAAGCAAGCCATCTTATCTTTAGCTAAGTGCTGACGGCCAGCCTTTGCCAACGCCTCGTAAAGATCATCGTCAACATCAAGCATTACCCTTACGGCTTTTTGCTCTAATGTTTTTACCAGAGTTATCTTTCTGTCTTTCTTTTTCATAGGTCCAATTCCTTTCTTATGTAGTCAATCAGTTTGAAGATGATGTACAACGCACAGTAGATTGCCGATAATGTCATCGAACTGTAAAGGATAAAAGAAGCAATCACCCAAACTATTGCGCCAAGATCAAGTAGGCAAAACATAGTCGTTTTCCTTTAGTTTCCTTAACAGCGTTCTATTATCAATCTGCACCCCGCTGGCTCTACACCACCAGGAGACAACGCCCGTCTTAAAGTCACGCAGTAGCTTCTGTACTTCGTGCGAGTTCTTATACTCAAGTGCATCGTTGAGTGGCACGCCAGTGTGATCCTTAACGATCTTCATGCCCTTAACCATCCCTCGTTTGCGTAACATCCGCAGGTCGCGGATAGCTTGGAGCGCAACCTCCCCAGCCAACTGCTGCACCCTGTCATCGTAATCACCGCGACATAGCTGGGTTGACCTCACCGAGCCAGCTCCACCAGCTTCGCGTCGTCAGCTTGGATCTGGTTAGCTAACTTAACAAGATCGTTCGACTGCCCAGCGTAATGAATAATCATCGCGTCCTTGTAGCGGTCCAAACCAAAGTGTGACTCCACGCTGGTCATACAATTGAATGACGGGTCAAGCTCGGTTAGCGGAATGTTCCATAGGTGCGCCATCACGTTGAGCCAAGTCTGCTCGGCAAAGTGGTTTGGATGCAGGCCGATTGGCGGCATTGATAGAACACCAACCGCCTTGGTATGAACTACGAATACGCCAGTGTTGACATAGAACTTAGGCTCGATCACGCCGCCGAAAGCTCCAGCCAGCTTCACCATATCTGGCTTGCGATCCAGATAAGCTCCTTCGTCAAAGGCACAGAACACGCCAGCGTCATCAGATAGCTTCGGGCAATCGTTTGCAATCAGAACATCAGCGTCAACGAATGTAACCTGGTCATAGCCCTTAGTAGCCATAATGTTTCCAATCGCTGACTTGGAGTATTGCGCTGGGTGCGTGAGAGGCTTGTCAATCAGAATGAAGTCTGTGTCATGGCGTTTGCAGTACGCCTCCATGCGTGGCCTAGTCAGATCAATAATCTTCTGCCAATCCTCACCGAACGATTGTGTGACTAATGCTTGTTTCATTTGTCGCTGCAATCGTAATCTTCCCAAGTGAACTTCCAGCAGGCTTCTACTGCTTCATCCCTGGAAGGATAAGTATCAAAGTGCGACCAATCCTCTTCGTTTCCTTCGCCAGCTTCGTCTATGTAAACCGCCCACTCTGGCTTTCCGTCTTCGTCAAACTCTTTCTTAATCCATCTCATAATCTTGTTACCTCTTTCTTTATTTGTGCCAACGTGAACAGGCATCGTACCAGCGCACGCTCAAGATGGTCAACACTTGTCTCGCCGTTATTATCAGGGCAAGGCGAGGACTTATGCAGTTGCATCTGCGCTGTAGCAAGGTGCCGTATTGCTCTTGCAATGTGGTAATCGTGGGTAGGCCGATCCTTTAGCAACCAATCGCCATAACCAGACTTATCCGATCCCTTACCCATCACTCGCCAGACTATCTCCTGCGCGGCAAGACCCATCTCTTGAATTGTGGGTGCGGTCATTTTGCAAGTCTCCTATAAAATTCGTCCAGTAATCCTTCTAGCCAAAGTACGTCTTGTGGGTCAATCATAACTTCATCCCAGGAGGCGTGTAGCCTTTGACCCAAGCCCATACTTTCTGCATGGCGCAGAAGGCAATGCCAGCCTGGTAGAGTTCGTCCTCGTCCCACTGATGATGCATTATGTACTCTGGATCATTCGATGCCAAAACAACTGATAC